CGCAGGTGGTAGCGGTTTAGTTGTTCTCAAATATAGATATGCCACAATAACCATTGGTGGTGGATTAACTGGTAGCACCACAAGTGCAGGCGGTTACAACATTACAACTATTACAGCTGGTACTGGGAATGTGAGTTTTGCATAATGGCACACTATGCGTTTTTAGATCAAAATAATATTGTTACCGAAGTTATTACTGGTATCGATGAAACTGAACTAATTGAAGGTTTAGATACGGAAACTTGGTATGGTAATTTTAGAGGTCAAGTTTGTAAGCGAACTTCTTATCATGGCAATATCCGTTATAATTATGCTGCTATTGGCTATACATACGATGCAGTTAAAGATGCTTTTATAGCTCCTAAACCAGATAATGCTATTGGGTTTAATGAAGATATTTGTCAATGGGTAATGCCAGAGGTTGAAAATGAAACCTTGGCTTAGTGAAGCTGCTGATACTTTAAGAGATGCCGTTACTACCTGGTATCCAGATCGCCGCACTACCAGTGATGGGTGGATTGGTGATGCTCGTCACAGTGCCAGAAAATCGGATCATAATCCAGACAGCACCGGATGCGTGCGAGCCATTGATATTGATTCTAGGTTGGATTCATCCGAAGGGCTCTCGGTTTATCTGGCTGACCAGATCAGAATCTGTGCAAAAACCGATAAGCGCATATCTTACGTAATACATAATGGCATGATTGCTAGCAGAATACTCAATTTTAAGTGGCGTAAATATTCTGGATTTAATAAACACACAAAACATATCCACGTTAGCTTCACAAAGGCTGGCGACAAAGATGGCAGGCCGTTCGATATACCACTACTAGGGGGAAAGATATGAAAATCAGTAAGAAGCAAAAAGCAATACTAAAGTCCTATGCACGTGGGGTATTAGTCTCCTTCTTAACATTTTTAGCAAGTAATGAATTAGGTTTAGACCCTGCTGTGTCTGTAATTGTTGCAGCTTTAGCAGGTCCGGCAGCTAGGGCTTTAGATGCATCAGATCCTGTTTATGGTCTCGGTGCCGATGCAAAATGACACCCGCAGAATGGGCTGGCTTTGCAGCTGGCGTTTGCGCCGTATTAACAAGTTTATTAGTGGGTCTGCGCTTTCTTATTAAAGGCTGGCTTAACGAGTTACGTCCTAATGGTGGATCTAGCATGAAAGATCAGTTAACTCGGTTAGAGCAGCGTGTTGATGATCTGTTTTTAATAATGAATAAGCGACAATAATCACATGGCTAATACACGTAAGCGAAAGAAGATCAATAGGCGCGTGGTGCGTAAATCACCCGATCCTTTATCTAAGCTAGAAGTGTTTTATATAGCCAAGCATGAGATGTACAAAGCAGCACGTAAGGCTGGATTTAGTGAGCCCCTTGCATTGGCTTTAATGGATAGCCCATCTTCTATGCCCGACTGGGTAGTAGGCGAAGACGGCATTATCCCATCCATACCAACGCCAGAAGAGGATGACGATTAAGCGATACTTAGTAATAAGTGATCTACAAATCCCATTTCATCATGAAGCAGCTGTAAAGAATGTAATTAAATTAGCACGTAGGGAGAAGTTTGATTCTGTATTGGTGGTCGGGGATGAAATTGATTTTAATACAATTAGCAAATGGGCCGAGGGCACACCTTTGGCTTATAAGCAAACCATTCACGATGATCGCGAACTCACTAAAGAGATTATATGGGATCTAAGTGAGTACAGCAAAGAATGTCACATCATTCGCAGTAATCACACCGATAGGCTTTACAACACTTTATTAAAAGTACCTGGCTTAATCAGCTTGCCAGAGTTGCAGTACCCAAAGTTTATGGGGTTTGCCGAAATGGGCATGACCTACCACAAAGAAGCTTATGAGTTTGAACCAGGCTGGATGCTAGCCCATGGAGACGAGGGCAACATGTCTCAGCACGCTGGTATTACTGCCCTTAACCTGGCTAAAAAATGGGGTAAATCAGTATTGTGCGGCCACACCCATAGACTAGGCATGAGTGCCTATGCAGAGGGCGTAGGAAGCCATTACAGAGCCTTATATGGGGTAGAGGTAGGTAATCTAATGGATAGAAAAAAAGCGTCTTATTTACGCTATGGAAGCGCGAATTGGCAGATGGGTATTGCTATACTAGAAGCCGTAGGAAAGACGCTAACACCAACGTTAGTGCCGATCTCAAAGGATGGCTCATTTACCGCACTGGGCAGGTATTACGGGTAACATCGTTACCAAACCGTTATACAAACTACGCCCTAAATAATCCACAAAGTCGTACACAGGTGCAACACTATGCCTGTACCGCAAAGTTTGCGGACAGTTAGGGCTATATGGATCTAAAAGAAGCTGGCCTGTTATGGGTTGCAATTATGGTTGCAATTATATGGGCTTATGGCATGTATGAAGATGCAAAGCAGTCGCATTACTGGCGTGGTCGCAAAGACGGCTGGGATATGCACCGCAGAATGATAGAAAACAAAACTCATGCCAACGACAACTGAAAAATTATTGGCTGATGTTGTCAGTACGATCCACGAGCGCGGAGCGGTGTACGGTCACCCTTACTACAACCATAAGCGGATCAGTGAACTCTGGTCGGCATATCTCAACCATCCGGTTACGGCTAGTCAAGTCGCGTTATGTATGGCACTCGTCAAGGTGTCTAGGCTTAGTGAATCACCGAATCACGAGGACAGTATTAAAGACGGACTTGCTTACCTTTCGATATACAAATCAGTCTTGGATGCAGAAATGGACACCGCATTCACCTGGGGGGCTGACTAATGTTTAATTTAGCTGATTACGAAACAGTCGAGAGCCGACTTGAAAAATGGTGGAAGGATTATCCAGATGGAAGAGTGGCAACAAAAATTGAGCAGGCCACAGACACTAGATACATTGTTAGTGCTGAACTATATAAAACGGAAGCCGATGCAAAGCCGTGTGCGAGTGGGCTCGCTAGTGAGAGCATTTCTGATCGCGGTGTTAATTCAACGTCTGCACTGGAAAACTGCGAGACTTCAGCGATCGGCCGTGCGCTTGCAAACGCGGGTTATGCAGCTAAGGGCAAACGTGCATCCAGAGAAGAGATGAGCAAAGTTGAACAATTTAAACCTAAATATGGCAGACCAGGAAGTAAATCAGCTGCAATGGAAATGGCGTTACATATTGTGGACACACAATCTAGAGACAGTGCTAATGAGCCTGTGCCTGTTGCTTGGGCTATTGGCGACAGCGTTGGGCAAATTGGTGAAGTGGTCTCTGTTAATTTTACTTGCAGGCATGGTGATATGGTAAAGAAAGAAGGCATCGCCAAAGCCACAAATAAACCATACGCAGGGTATGTATGCCCTGCACCTAAGGCAGATCAATGTGATGCTAGATGGGCTAAGTTAACTAGTGCCGGTACTTGGTACTGGCCCGATGATTCGGAGCAAGGTAAGGGAGGTGAGTAATGGGATATGTAGAAATCCTAAGAGGTGGACCTTACCTGGAGCGAATGGAAAACGACCAGGTAAAGTTCATACCATCAACTGACTTATGTATAGCTTGTAATGACGACAGGTTAATACATAGTGGTAATTACTTGATTTGTACTCAATGCCAATGTAGGCAATAAGGATATTATCATAATGTACCCACAATTCAAATGTAATGGCTGTAAGGCTAAGACAGAGTTCTTATGGCTAGAGCAACTAGATACGCCCGAAGGCTTCAAGGCGTACCAGTGCATGTCCTGCGGATGCGTGGGAGTTAAAAACATAGCCGAAGCTTTGCATATCCCGGACAGTGATATATGCAGATGCGCTAAGTGTGGTGGATGGAAGTTTCTCACCGTGGACTGCCACACTTGCCAATTGATTGGAGCAAAATGATGAATAAAATGGCTGATAAGTTCTATGGAGATAGCAAAGTGTTTAGAACTGGTTATCCTAAATGTCCTGCTTGTAGGCAATTATCTGCTCGTTTAACAATATGTTGGAGAACTATTTACTATTTCAAATCTAAAACACAGTGCCATAATTGCAGTTATAAGTACGATTTTGTAATCTCTAGGGATAAAGAAGTTGCTTGGCGTATTTATGAGCCTTCTCGATGGTATCAAAAATCTGGTGCTTGGATTGGATGCTAATGCCTACCTATGAATACAGCTGTAATGAATGTGGCACTTATGGATCAGTGCAGAAATCTTACGATGATGATATTACCGGTATGGAATGCCCTAAATGTAATTTACAAATGAGCCGCATTTACTCAGCACCTGGTCTAATATTCAAAGGTGGTGGATGGGGCGGTAAACCATGAGTGAGGCTGGCTACGATTACAACTGGATCGATCAGTACAACATTGTGCCTTTCTTCGACACGCCTTGTGACCTGCGGTTATGTTAATGAGTTTATTTATGTATTTGACACGTATGGTACGCTCTAGATCGCATCGGCTATCAAAGCCGAAACGCGAGCCCCGCAAGGGGTCGCTCGCGAGGTGCACGCTAGTTGCCACCCTTGTATTCATTGAGGTCTTATGCTTTGAAAAGACTGATTCCGTTGCAGCTGATAATCATGTAATGAATCTAAAGCTTTATGCTTACAATAAGTTTAAGACTTACGATCAGTTTGATTGTTATAACTACATAATTTATAGAGAATCTAGATGGAATTACAAAGCACGTAATGGTAGTCATTATGGCTTAGGTCAGATGCGTAACCCTATGGTCTTAGGGCTTACACCTAGAGGCCAGATAGATCTACATTATAAATACATAGCACATCGTTATGGTATGGTCAACGGTGAACCTAATGCTTGTTTAGCAGCTGAGCATTTAGATAAGAAGGGTTGGCATTGAATAAGAAGGCTGAGATAGGTAGCAAGAAGTGGAAAGACCTACGACTTACAGTACTAGCACGTGATGGGTATGTGTGTTACCTGTGTGGTGGTGAGGCAGATCAGGTAGATCATATATATCCACGCTCTAAAGGTGGTGACACTTTCGATCAATTTAACTGTGCCAGCATATGTAGGCGATGTAACCTGGCTAAAGGCGGTCGTTTTTTTAATAAGCCTGCGAC